GACCATCATCTGTTACTACGGTATCTACGGGTTTAGGATTACCTTGACTATCTAAAACTTTTCCTAACTGATTAAAGAGAGAATCTTCTTTAAAGTCTTTATCGTAAGTTGATGAAGGATCCATATCAGCTGGATCTTTAAATTCGTTAAATCTCATATCATTCTCCTTTTATCTATTTATTGCTCTATTGGCTTTAGTAAAACCAGATCTTCTAACAAGTTTTATGTCGCCTAAAACATAACCTTCCCCACCAGGTTTACCGTTAACAGTTGCCTGTACATCTCCTTGGGCTGTATCTAATTGACCTATAATATTATCTTTTGCTTTCATAATACCACTTACTGTATTCCAAAGGGCCACGAAAGCGTTCATATTTTGTTTTACATATTCTATAATTTTTCGTTTCTTAGGGTCGCTTACTGAACTTGTCATTAACCATCTAGAAAAATCAGAACCTAGATTAATTAAACAATTTCTTTCTACGCAACTATTTGTATATGTGTATAATGTATTAGGTAGGTCAGTTAGTTTCATACTTGCTAATTTGTTCTTATCTAGTAAAGCATCTATGGCATTAGCATTTTGACTAACAACACTTTTAATTCGATTTAATGCGTTGGTATCAATGTTTACTTGTTTGTTTACAGTTGTAGGAGGAATTACTAAAAATTGATTACCTTGTATTGTTTTAAGATCATCAATAGGTAAAATTCTTCCTTGTTCACTCATCATATTATGAACTACTACTCCAGCTTTACTTTTTGCTATTCTTTTTCCTAAATCACTTGTTGTATCTACACTATATTCAACGACATTAGGTTTAAACACAAATCTGTTTTCTCTTACTTGCGGAGATTCAAAATATAACATATCTCCATTATAATAACCTTGAAACTTATTAGGTATTGCTTTTTCGGCGAAAGTAAAAACAGGTGCTAATTTACTTGCATATCTTTCATATGAATCTGCTTTTGCTGGATTTTTTTCTGCTCGGGATCCAATCATTCCTTTTAGGTCATCTGGATTTGTAGGTCTACCATCATATGTTTTTGCATGAAAGCCATGTTTATCTGTAAAAATAAATTCTCCATTAGGATTTCTACCAAATACTACTGCTGGTGCACCATCCCATTTAATTGTAAGATTTTTAGGATTTTTTGCTAAACTTTCTATTTGGCTTATGGCTCTTAATGCACCTCTACTACCTTCCCAGAAAATAAGATCTTCTGCGTGATCAATTCTCGCTTTTTCCAATAAAGGAGTTTTGCATTTACCAGTTACTTTTTTAAATTCTACTAATTTCATTTTATACGATTAATTAAACTCCTGAACCATACAGGAACTCCTTCAATAACGTGCTCAGGTAATTTCTTTCCTATTTTTGCAAGACTGTCTCTAAAGTCGGCAACTAGTTCTTCATAGTCTGAAGCACCTTTTATATTGTTATGAATATTTTCTACACTATCAAGATCAGATCCTTTAGCATTTCTTCCTAGTAAGAGTGATGCAATTTCATCAGGATTTTTAGATACTGGTTCATTAGTTGTTCTTTTTAAAAGTCCGGCTTTGTGACTCCATTTATAACCTCTTGCTTTTGAAATGCTGGCTATGAACACGTGTCTGTCTGCACCTGTGTAATTGGACCCTGGAGCTGATCCTTTCAAACTCCAGGACATCCAATTTGGGTCTCCGAACATTAAGTCAGTTTGTACGTATCCATTTTTAGCACTACCATTGATGGGTGTTTTAAAATGAACACTTATACCACTTTTCTTAATCCATTTTGACGGGTCTTGCTTATTAGCTTGAGCCCATTGTGTCAATTTTGTTACTAGTTGATCTTTTGTAATTTTGTTTTGATCTACTGCAACATCAATATCTCCACTTGTAGACTTGATGCCTGTAGTTCCTAATTTGTTTGATTGTAAAGATAAGCCTGTAACTTTTTCTAGCCAGGCAATTGTTGGATCTACGTCTGCTTGATTAATTCTTTGAGTTGTAGGTTTACCGTCAGGACCTCTGAATATATTTCCACCTTCATTAAGATTCATCCTGCTTACCCTCAATAATCTTTTTAATACCCACTTTAAATTTTTTAGATTCACCATTTTTAATAGAATTAATGAATCTTCGTTCTAGTTCTTGGGCCTGATCAGGAGGATAGTTATTGTTGATAACGTTTAATAGGTTAACAGCACTTTCTATAATGTTGCTACCTGTAGTTTCTAGAAATGCTTCAGTATCCTTTACTCTATGAATACTATGCAAATCATCTAAAATCGACCTTGTCGTCTTTTTCATTTTCCTGTCCGTTTGACCCTAATAGCAGTATTTACCGCTCTAATGACAAATATGCCACCGGATCAAGAGTACTTTAACTGTATTATTGAGAGGTCTACCCTAAGAGTAGTGCTATTAGCACTACTACTATGAATAATTGTAGCCAGGTTTTATTAGAAAAGTCCATTAGTTTAACCCTTGAGGTACGTTTTTACTCTTAGGGATAAAACTTCTAGGTGAATCAGGATCTTCAAGTGGCATAATAATTTCTGGGCTACCACCATCTTCTACCCATTTTCTCCACTCGGTAAATTGAATACCGTCCATACAGTAGATTTCTCCACGGGATTCTGGAAATGTAGCCATAAAATATTCTTTAACCATAGGTGATGCATTAATACAATTAGCCATACTGTTATAAGTAGACTCTTGCCAAATACCTTGGCAGTCTGCACCTATGCAAAACACAATTACCATAAAGAATTTTTCCATATTATTTTCCTTCGTTCACTAATTTATTTACGGTCATTTACCGCAAAGTTAAATGGCTATAAAAGTTAAGTGAGTTTATTTCTTGTTAGTGAGCTTATTAATTAATTCGAACGCAACTTTAACCTTCTCCTCTAGCACCTTGATTCGATAATGCGATTGAGCGAGAACCACAATTAACATTATGAAGGCCACAAAGATAGGCCATAGCTTAGATAATATCGTTATTGCTTCTGTTGGTTCCATTAAAACTATTTATATCTAAAAAACAGGGTTAAGTTGTTATTGTATAAACCTTGATTTTTTCGGTTTTACCTTTAACAGTAATGCTATCTATGAATTTAAAAGGGTATAAATGCTCTCTGCCTTGTATAGTATTTTCTGAAATTATTATAGTTTCACCTAAAGTTTTGCTAGAACTTTCTAAACGTGATGCAAGATTAACAGGGTCTCCTATTACAGAGTAGTCAAACCGTTGATCAGAACCCATATTTCCTACAAGTGCTTTACCTGTGTTAATTCCTATGCCTATGTTAATGGTAGGTAGTCCTTCTGCTTTTAGTTCTTTGTTTAATGCAGATAATTCAACGGTCATTAATAGAGCAGTTCTAATAGCACAACCTTGATGATCTCTAACGTCAATTGGTGCATTCCAAAATGCCATAATACAATCGCCCATGAATTTGTCTATAGTTCCATTATTAGCAATTACAACATTTGTCATACGTGTTAAGAATCTGTTAATAAGTTTTGTAAGTCCTGCAGGATTGCTTTTAAATTTTTCTGATATAGGAGTAAAGCCTCGTATGTCTGAAAACATAAATGTCATCGTTTTTGTTTCGCCACCCAGTTTTAATAGTGAAGGATCTTTTTGTAACTTCTTAACCATGTCGGGTGCAAGGTAGTGTTCAAACTGTCTTTTGATTTGTAATTTTAATCTGTTCTCACGTGCAAAATTATTGTATATTAAATGTCCCCAAACAAAGGTAACAATTACAACAGGTGTTAACCATTCTGTAAGATATAGATTTGTTGTCCATAGGTAAGCACTTGCTCCAAGGACAATACTTAGATAAACTATAATAGGTACAAAACTCCATAGGACACCTAGTCTTGGAATTAAAATTAGAAATAGTATACTTCCTAGTATAACAAATGCCCATTCCATTTTTTCTAGCCAATCTGGTCTACTAATATATTTTCCTGACAATAATGTTTCAGTACTAATAGCCATTATTTCGTGTGTGTTTTTTAAGCCATTAGGAGTAGTAACAAATGTTGAACCTTTAAATGTAGTTCCAATAAAAACTATTTTGCCTTTCATTGCTGACCAGTCTTTATCAGTAGCATCTATTCTTGGAATATGATGACGGAAGTCAATCCATATGTCATTTTTTGCTTTAGTAGGAAACTTGATTACTTTTAGTACTACTTCTGGAATAGAATTTTCAAGTGGAAGTTTTCTTATTGTGCCATCTATATCAACAGGTACATCTACGTTACCTATTGCAAGTGCTTTTCGTTCAATGCTGAGCAAGTTTTTAACATCATTAGTTTCAGTAAGGATAATTGGATATCTTGAAATCATTTTAAGAAACATTTCATCTCCACCTAGTCTATCTTTATGTGCAAATACGACTTGAAGTACTACCAAGGCGGCGCCATTGCGATATGCATTAACTATTACTCGACCTATGTTATCTCGTTTCCAAGGCCATTGACCTCCTTTTGTTAAGGATCCATCGGATATATCTAACAGAATTAAGCTCTTTGAGTCAAGGTGTTGTCCAAATTTTTGATAAGAATCAAAGGTCGTAAGTTTTGCTGATTGAATAGGGGTTGGGTCTGCCCACTTAATGAGTAAAAGAATCAATAAAGTGATACAAACTGCCCATTTGCTTGTTAAAAGTTTTGACATAATAGTATAATATTTAAGTAAACTTTAACCGACTAGTTTATCTGATTGGTTGTGCATAAATATTAACATTAATAGAATTAGACAAATTTGAGGAGTACAATGAAGATTCTAACAGCTATATTACTATTTTGCTTTATAATGACTGGTGTAAACGCCAGTGAAATAGGTTTTAAGTTTCATAGCCCATCTTTTAGTGGAGAGGGCAAAAGTTCACACTATTTGACTATTGAAAACATAGAAAAAACAAGAAAAGATGCTATAAAAGCCGCTGAAAAAGCCGCGGCTGACAAAGTTATTGCAGATGCGAAGAATACAGCTATTGCGAAATTTAAAGCAAACTTAGAATCAAGATTTTATACAGCCTTAGCAAAACAAATTACAACAAACGTATTTGGTGCTGATGGTTTACAACAAGATTCAGGAACATTTACATCACCTGTTGGTGGTGAAGTAGTTACTTGGGAAACACCTAACACAGGTAACGTAGTTGTTACTGTGACTGAAACTGATGGAACTGTAACAACATTTACAATGCCGAAGGAAGACTAAGGAGTATGCTAAAAAGAATAATATTCATATTCATGACAGCATTGTTATTGGCTAGTTGTGCTGGAAAACCAGACTTTGATTTAAAAGTTCAAAAACCAACTGCAAAAACATTTATAGAGATTGCTGAACTTGATGGCGATCCGGTTATAATTGCTGTGTATGACTTTTTAGATATGACAGGGCAAAAAAAGCCAGGTGGCAATTTTGCATCAATGAGTACAGCAGTTACTCAAGG